CCGTACGCCATCGAGCCGTCCGAAGCTGGCGCTGTGGTCTCGTGATGGAAGAGGCCGCCGATCTTGTTGAGAATCGCCTGCGCCAGCGTTTCACCATCGATGTTGAGCTGCAGGTTGAGGTTTTGTTGCGGCAGGTGCACGTCGATCTTGGGCTGCGCCGGCTTGCCGGTCTTGCCGGGAGAAGTGTAGCTGCCGCCCTTGTCCATGCCGACTCCTCCATTCTCGTGCATATACTGGGCTGCAACACCCGCTATAGCGCCGCCAGCACCACCAATGACCGATCCCAAGGGGCCTCCCGCAACAAACCCGGCGGCGGCGCCGGGCACGGCGCCAGTGAGAAATGCCCCGCCGTATGCTCCGTCTTTGGAGCCGGGCGCGCTCGGCAGCACGCTGCGCACGCCCTCTATGGCGGTTTTGAAGTTGCCGAGTGCGGCGTTCACGCTCGGCAACAGTTGGGTCCCGATCTCGGACATCGTGACGTTGAAGGTCTGCATCGCTGTGCGCGCGTTCTGCAGCGAGGAATCGCGATTGTACTCGCCGAGAAAGTTCTGCATTCGGGCAAGCGATTGCGGATCTCTGACATCGGCCGCGATCTTTTTGAGCTGCTCCTGTACGACGGGTTCGGCGAGCACCGCCAATGCGCCAGCGCCCTGGGTTCCCGCCAGTCCGCCCAAAACGGCCATGCGACGCTCAACCGGTATCTTTGGCAAGGCCTCGGCGACTTTTTCGAGGAACTTCATCTCGCTCGGTTTTCCATCCACGAACCATGTCGGCTTATGGTTGGCATCAATGAGGCTGAGTTCCTGAAGCGCGGCTTCGTGCTTCTTGAACATCATTTTGGTCATGAACGATGTGCCGGGCATTGCTCCTTTCATCATCTGGCGAACCCAGGTGCCGGCCTTGGTCGACGTGATGCCGGCCCGCGCCAAGGCCGTTGAGGCGGCCATGGTATCGATCGCATCGATATCCATGCCGGCTTGCAGAACGGGAACCGAATAGCTGAAGGCGCGCTCCTGCTGCGCCAGCGTCATCGGATTGGATACCGACAGGGCGGAAAAGGCTGCCGCGAGCTTAGTGACGTCGGCTTCGCTGTATTTGCCGACCATGTGCGCCAGACCGGTCTCGGCCTTCATTGATTCTTCAAGCGGCGTCCCCTTCAGCCGGGACTCGGTCGCGGCCAGCCGCAGCATCGTCGGCAGTGCGCTAATCCCATTGCCCTCGCCAGGGGTGTACTTGAACATGCGCAGCTCCTGCTGCGCGGCCGCCGAAATCTCGTGCTCGCCATACCCGGTCGCGATCGCCGCATCCTGCAGGATCTTGCGAAACTTGGTGCGATTGGTCGCGAGGTCAACGCCGGCGTGGGTCGCCATCAAGGCGACCGCATCATCGTACTGCATGGCCTGATAGACGCCATAGCCGAGCAGCCCCAAACCGGCCGTTCCGGCGCCTCCAAAGCGGGCATGTCCACCGCCCGGGATCGGCACACCCGGGCCATAGACGTGCACGCCACCAGTCCCACCGGCGCCGCTGCGAGGCCGAAACCGGTTGCCTCCTCCTGCAATTCCGCCAGTGGCCGCGGCGGCGGCACCTTTCGCCGTCTCGGCCGCTCTTACGACCTGGGCGCTAGCCTCCCTGGCGGCCTGGCCGACCCGCTCCCAGGCCGCCGTGAGGGTGTTGGTTTCCTTCACGGCGCCGCCGATGGCCGGTGCTACGGCTTTACTGAATTCGCCAAGCTCAGCCTTTGCGGCGTTGATGACCTCACGCAGTCTGCGGACCTCGGCTAGAATTTTGCGGAGGCCCGGAGAGGCTTCATCAATGACCTTGAAAATGCTTCCGACTTCGAACGAGGTGATCATTTTTTGCCCGTTAGTAGCGAAACCGCGATTTTACCGAACACGTCAGCGGCGAATGGCAGTGAATTCTTCAACGCGGGTTCGGTCACCGGCCGCGGTGATATGCGTGACGTCCCCATTTCTTGCCAAAGCGCCTCCTTCTTCGGAGATCCGATCACGAGGACCTGCTCGAAAGGATCGACCTCCTTACGATAAGAGCCCGCCATCTCGCCGGTGCGCTTCAAGGGCGACGGCACCGGGAAGCCTTTGGCGGCTTTGTCCCTGAGCGTGGATTCCGCCAGCGGCGCCCAGCCCGGCTGATAGTGGCCCGGCAATTCAGCGGCGATCGATTCCGCAAGCTGACCGACCTTCTCAAGGCCGACGGCTATCTCTGGCTTGACCTCGACGATGGCCCGCTCAAGCCGGGCTATGAAAGCGTCGAGGGTGATCATCTATCGCTCCCACCTCATCGTCTCCCAATCAAAGGACCCGCCATTGTTTTCGCCATGGGCGATGATCCAGGCCAGGACCATGCCGTCGTCCTCGGCAAATGCTATCTCGAAGGGCATTCCCACATTGACTGCTGCGACCCGAAGCCGGAAATCGGGCCGCTCGCTCAGTTTTTTGCGGCTTCGATCCCGTCTTTCGATTGCTCGGCCAATCGTTTTAGACCCTCACCAACAGCGGCAAGGCCCTGAAAATCGAGCATCTGGATGGTGTGCTCGATTTCGGTTTCCTTGAACGCTCGCGGGATCAGGTGCTCATCGATCTTGACTACGCTGGCGGCCAGCATGGCTAGATCAGCGGTGGCCGGATTGCTCGCCGACGCGCCCAACGCTTTCGTGAGCCTGTAGTAGTCCAGTGCCCCGATCTTCGACACGACTATGATACGCCCGTTCGCGCTTTGAACCGTCGCTTGTTTGTCGGTCACGTTCAGGATCTGTGGTTCGGGATTGGTTGGCGTTTCGGTCATGACATCTTCTTCCATTTCTCTTCTCCTTGCGTTGCTTTGGCTGCTCCGGCGCGATCACGCATCGCACCGACGAACACGTTCGCGGCGCTGAAGCCTGGCACCGAGAACGGCGCAGGCTTCGTGAACGGCTTTCAGTGGCCCTGTGGATGGCTCGGCGCGCGACGAGGCTTGCACCTTGGCCAACAGCTTCAGCGCCGACTCGATCCGATCGAGAGAGTGCTCTATTCTGGCGATCGGCGTCATTCGGCAGGTCTCATCGTCACCGGCCGCGGCAAGCGCTGCGCCGCCTTGATCAGAAGGATCGCGCGTTCTTCTTCGGACATGGCGCCGAGCGCGGCGACGAGATCATCTTCGCTCGCTTCCCGTTTTTGAATTCCGGCACCGCCCGCGTCCTGCTCTTTGGAGATTGCCATCAGGCCGAACGCTCCGGCCGTCTTCGGCGGCGCCGGTTCGGCCAAGAGCTCATCAACCCTTTTACGAAGACGAGTGATCTCGTCATTCTGAGAGTTGATTATTTTGAGGATTTCCGAAGCACTATCCGGTTGTCGGACCTTGGCGATTGCCGCATCCGCTGCGTCGAGCAGCGTGTTCGCCCGGAGGACAGGGTCAGCCGGATCCGCACCGGCGGCTTTCCATAAGCTGATCCGCGCCTCGGGATGCGCCGGCCGATCAACCAACGAGACTTCGCACAATTCAATTTCCTCGATGATGGTGCGGTCCTTGGCGTTCCTCTTGAGGACGCGGCCGCCGACGCTGAATCCGCCATAGACCTTGTTTTTGACCTTCTTGATCGCATTCGCGTCGACGATCTTGGCCACGACGTGCGTGACGCCGTCATCATCGACGTCGATCTCGATCGCGCGTCCCGCTGCGCTGAGGCCGTGCATCTCGCGGATTGCCGGATACTTCCGATAGGCCGGCAACGCCTTTCGGATAGCACTTGCCAAGATGGTTTCGCCGGTGCTGTCCGGACTCTCGGTCGAAGCGATGCCGTGAACCTCGAGCGTGTCGTCATCGGCATCTTTGACCTTCGTCAGGGAAGCGAAGAATACCTTGTTCATGATCAGGGTTCCCGTCAGCCGGCGGAGATCGCCAGCGTGCCAGCGTTGTTCCAGACCGCGCCATTGACGTGGGGATCAGAGGTCGGCAAAGGCGCAACGATCGTCCAGCCCATCGCAATGAGCCGCCGGGCCAAATCGGAGCCTTCCTCGGCTGTGCACAGCCCGTTCGCGTCCGTCACCAACTTGGTGGCGGCATTGACCTGAAACGTTTGAAACGGCTGCGGGCTCTTGAACGTAAGGTTCGACATGTCAGCTCTCCAGTTCGGCGAGCGGATCGGATCGCAACCGAGCCGCAAGGGAGGACCAAGCGGCAGCATGGTTTTCGCCATCGGGGGGAGCCCGACCAGACACCGCCCGCATTTTCTCGTGCAATTTTTCAATCGTCATAAAGGCCGGTCGCACGACGGTGTGACCACCCACTGAATGCGCGAGATCGGTGATGGTCAGAAACGCTTGCTGTATCTTCGCAGCCTTGGCAGCCAGGGCTCGGTTTGCCGCATCGTAGTCCGCGAACAGAGGGTCGACGATCTCGCTGATCACCTCCGCGATCGCAATCGCGAATTCCGGTTCCAGCGCCTTGAGGGCGGCTCTCTCCCGCTGTTGCGTCGCGCCGTTCTCTGCGGCCGCCTTTCGGGCTGCGCTGGCTTGAGCAGCGGCGGCCTGGATCTCTGCAACGAGCTTTTCGCGGTGTGTCTGATTGAACGCCGGCATGGGGCCGTCCGATGCCTCGGACCAGGTGGCCATCGCGCGCGTCTCCTCGGCGTCGAGGGTGGCTAACGCGGCCGTCGCATGACGCTCGGCGTGGGCGGCCTCCTGCAATCTCGCCCCAGCTTCGGAAAGAGCCCGCAGTTTATCTTCAAGCAAGTTTCGGCGGGTAATCAGAGTGGCCAGGGTCATCCGCGCCGGCGAATGTTTCTGCAGCAATCGACTCGGGGCACTGTCGCTGGCGACAAGCTTGATGTTGCCTTTGTTCATTTCTCAAATCCTTTATCTGGGAGGGCCGATCAAACCCTGAAGCTGCAAAGCGTGTTCGACGCTGCCGACCGCCCATTCGCGGGTGATCGGCTGCGGCAAATCGCCCGTCTTTCGAAGTTCAGACATTCCAAGGCGCGCTTGCTCGAGCATGTAGTCGCCGAAGCCGCTGCTTTGCGGGATCAGCTCAGTGATTGCCCAGACCAGCGCATCCAATCGATCTGGCGAGTAGCCGGCACGATTCCTATCGAAGTCGCTTGTGAACGCCGTCAGCTGATCTTCGAGCTTTGAAAAACTGCCGACGTGATGGACGCGGTGCTGCTCGTACAAGGCGCTAACGGGCTCGGCGCGGGTGACCTTGCCGCGGCTCGCGTGCACCGCCGTGATCGGCACGTTGCGATCAATCGCTCTGATCGTGCCTTCCGCCATAAGGCCACCTTGGTTTTTTTCGATCACGATTCGATCGGCATGGTGCCGACGGTAGGCGGCAATGGCGCGGGTCGCCCATTCTTGCGGTGCATATCGGCCAGATAGATCTTCCAGAACATAGGCGTGATCATCTTGCCCGATGGCGGCAACGATTATGCCGGTTTCGTCCGAGCCTTCGTGGTTGCTTACTGCAGGATCGACGGCGATCACGATGCGCCGAAGCACCTTTGGCGCTTCCGTCACGCGATCTCGGTCCAGTTGGTCGGCTGTCCACAATGCGCCGGGTGTGTCCGACAATAGTTCAGCTTCGATCTCCTGGCGGCCTAGTCGCGTTCCTTCGTATCGGGCCTTA